TTCAATTTGTTTTAATACTTTAGTTACAAAGTACCGTGGGGTAAATTTACCTTTTAGTTCTTGAACACTTTTCATACCCATTAGCTTTGCATAAGCAGGGTGTGCAGCACGTCCTCTTGTACCTTCATTGACCAACTCTTTAAATTCTTCATTCCACAATGCAGTAGCATTTGGTTTAACGTTTTTTGCCCAACTAGACGTGTATAAACGGTTCATATATGATATTATTTATTGATTTTTGGTTATTTTACTTTATAATATAGTTACGATGTGCGGGATTTATGGAGCCATAAGTGCTAGTAAATTTGAAATACTAGATGAAGCTAACAAAGTTAGAGGTAACTTTGCTTCTGGCATATTTTACTTTAATGGTAGTCAATATGATTATCAAAAGACTGAAGGCTCATTTAATTGGGATGATATTAAGTTACCTAAAGGCTTTACATTTTTAGGCCATAATCAAGCACCTACTTCTAGTGAAAGAAAATGGAAAGAGCATAATAGTCATCCTTTTGTTCATGATAATTGGGTTGTAGCTCATAATGGCGTGTTAACTAACTTTAATCAACTAAAAAAAGACTATATTCCAGATCACCCTAACTTAGTGGATAGCAGCATTATACCAGCTTTATTAGCTCATTTTGAGAAAACCTTTGATACTGCTAACACTCAAGATAAAGAAACGCAATTAATTGCATATGTGTTAGAACTTTTAGAGGGAACTTTCGGATTATGGATAGTGAATACAAATACAATGAACATTTATTTAGCAAGACAAGGCAGCACTTTATTCTTTGATAAGAATAGCTTTTCTTCAGCTAAAGGTAAAGGTTATAAAGAAATGAAAGAGGGAGTTATCTACAAATTTAATAAAAGAGGTATTAAACCTGTAGAAAAGTTTAAAGTCAGTTCACCATTTTTAGAACTATGATAAAATATTTACAACCAACGACAGTTGAAGAAAAAATGAAATTAATGGAGTTTGTGTATAACAATACCAACTCTTTTATACTCAATACGTTTGGGTATTTGTGGGAAAGTAGATTGTGGTGGTGTACTCAACCAATTCAAGTATACATGGAAGGTAAAGAAATTGTTGGTTTACATGCATTTTCAGTCAATACTAAATCACCAGGCACATTAAAAACGTATTACATTGTTACACATAAAAACCACAGAGGTAAAGGTATTGCTAAAAAGCTAACCATGGCTGCATTGAAAGATTATAAAGATAAATGCGACAATTATTTTGTTAACTCCGAACAACTTAGTGATGGGGTTGAGTTTTATAAAAAAATATTTGATTATCAGTATACTTTATCACTTAACGAGTTTAGAACACACGATTTTAACTTTGAAGAATCAATAGAAAGCTTACTTACAAAATGGAAAAAAGAAAATTCGAAACGGGCGCCCAAAGAGACACAGACATCGGCAAACCAAAAATGAGTTTAGTGCCGACAGCTGAACTTGTACGGCTAATGAATCATTACCGTAATGGTGGAGCTAAGTACGGAGAAAATAATTGGAAATGCGGAATGAAAACGTCTGTATTTTATGATAGTGCTCAAAGACACTTACTTAAATGGTGGATGGGTGAGAAGGATGAAGACCATTTAGCTGCTGTACTTTGGAATGTTATGAGTGCTATGTGGACAGAACAAAATAAACCAGAGCTAGATGACAGAAAAGAATTTAAATGAACATGACTTACAAAATTATTGTAGCATCACAAAAAGAAAAGTTAGAACAAACTTTACTTTACAAATCATTGGTATCACATTGCATTACAACCGATAAGGTAATATTTTTTGGTAACAATAAACACTCACTTGCTGAGATTTATAATGAAGGTATTGACATATGCAATGCAACTGACATTAAGTTAGCTATATTTGTACATGATGATGTCTATATTAATTGTGGAGACTTTGAAAGACGAATTCGTCATTATGCAGAATTGTTTGACGTGTATGGGTTAGCAGGCAACTCTGCTGTTACAATTAAAGAGCCAGTTTTATGGCACTTAATGTCAGAGAGAGAAAACCTAAGAGGGTGTGTAGCTCACGGGTTAGATGAAACAAATTATGCTTACACATCATTTGGACCATTACCAAGTAAAGTGGTGATGTTTGATGGAGTGTTCATGGGAGTTAATTTAGAAAAACTTCCCGGTAATGTTAGATTTGATGAAAAGAATCCAGCAAAGTTTCATTTCTATGATTTAATGTTTTCATTAGATTGTAGCCTTAGTAGATTAAAGGTTGGCGTTGGTGATGTACCAATTGTGCATAATTCACCCGGCCTTAGAAATGTAACTGACGAGTGGAAATCAGGCCAAAAGTACTTCCTAGAAAAGTACAGTAAATATTCAAATAAAACGTTGACTGTTTAAGGGTAATATCTTATAATAACGGCAATATGGAATTAAAACTCAATTTAGATGAGTTCGAGAATATACTTGTGTATAAGTCTTTGACTGACGAGAAGTACCTGGCTAATATTGTAGATCATGTTAAGCCAGAATTCTTTAAAGACAAAAACATTAGGACCATTTTCAGTACAATAAAGGCTTTCTATTTAAAGACCAACTCCGTACCTACTACTACAGAGTTAAAAACATATATTAATACAGAAGAGGTAAAGGAGTCTTTTAAAACTGTAATACGTAATTTTACTAATATAGATAAAAATTTAAATGAAGATCAGTTAATAGAAAACACTGAAAGATACATTAAAGAAAAGGCAATCTACAACACCATGTTAGATGTAGCTGAAGATGTATCATCTGGTAAAATCGATACAAGTTTTATTTTAGATAAATTTGAAAAGAGTTGTAATATTAATTTAAAGACTGATATTGGTTTAGATTTGTTTAATAATTTTGATAAAGTTATTGAAGATCTTAATACTGAGCAACCTACTATACCAAGTAGATGGAAATGGTTAGATAATAAACTTGACGGTGGGTTTTTACAAAAGGGTAGAGCATTGTATATTTTTGCGGGTGAGACTAATGTTGGTAAGTCCATATTTTTAGGTAACATTGCATCTAATATTGCAAGTCAGAATAAGACAGTATTGCTTATTACGTTAGAAATGGGTGAATTAGTTTATGCAAAACGTTTATCATCTAACATAACTAAAATACCTATTAGAGATTTAAAGACTGAAAGCATTACTTTAAAACAGCAAATTGATGAGATTAGTAAAAACAGTCCTGGTTGTAGAATATTAATAAAAGAGTTTCCACCAAGCACTATTACACCCCATCAGATACAATCGTTTATTAAGACTTTAATTAATAAAGGTATTAAAATAGATGCTGTTGTGTTGGATTACATTAACTTAGTAAAAAGTACATTAGGTAATAATAGCTATGAAAGAGTAAAATATGCAACTGAACAGGTAAGAGCATTAACTTACATCTTTAATTGCCCATTTATTACTGCAACTCAATTGAATAGAAGTGGTTATAATACTAATAGCCCGGGATTAGAGACTATTGGTGAGAGTATTGGTTTAGCAGCTACCGCAGACGTAATTGTTAGTATCTTCCAAGACGAAGAAGATAAGGAATTAGGTGTAGTTAAGTTAGGTATGATGAAAAACCGGTTTGGTTTAAACCATGGTGTAACTACTATGAGATTAGACTATACTACATTAACAGTATCTGAAGATGATTCATTAGCAAACCTAGGAGACCAGTCTAGTATAACAAATACGTTAGCAATGCTAAGTAATAATAGTTGATCTAAAAAAAGGCTTTGTAAATAAGTTTATAAAGCCATGATAATCAATGAAAGTACAACGAATCGTTCGCCTCATCTTCTGATTGAAGATAAGGAATTGGTACATTCGTTTTATAGTTTTTGTACTTTTTGTTTTTTATATTACGGTAAGAAGATAAACTTTGCTACCATTTTTACGAAGATTTTACAGGACGAAAAACTTAGAAAACTTTATAAAATTACAATTTCAGAGCCAAGTGATTTTGAAGCATTAAGAAAGTTTATTATTTTTGAACCTTCAATTACAAAGAGCAAATATATTACTAAAATTATTAATAAAGGGAAAATATTTTAGGAACTTTCATATAATATAGTGTGACTCAGCAAGAGCAATATATTTACAACTGCTACCTTGAAACTTCTCGTAAGTTAAACGGTCAACCTTTTCGTTATAGAAAGGACTTTACTGGGTTTGAAGAGAAAGAAGAGTATGCTGTAGTTGCTAAGTTAGCTTACTTCTTTAATAAGTTTGATAACATTAATATAAAAGACTTTTTTGAAGCTCCATATTTTGTACACAATGAAAAGTTTTTTGACCTGAAGTACTTTACTTCTCAAAAAGCAATTAAAGCGTATACAATTTACGAAAACAAATTTTTACCAGACAACCCAGACCATACTCAAACAATCTTAAAGATTAAAGATAGCTTTTTATATATCTATAATTTTTGTAAGAGTAAAAACATTAAAATGTCTGAATATGTAAACTATATTGAAAAAGGTAAACAATGGCATGACTTTTTAATACATGTAAAAGCAAGAAACGTTATAGTTTATGCATTGTTTATATTTCCTAATTTTGATAAAATAATAAAGTCTTACGATAGTGAAATAAAAGAGTTTACTTTTGGAGACACATTTACAAACCTCAATTTTTATAGAACAAAGTACTACAGTAGCAGCAAAGCTAAAAAACTTTGCACAGCTATATATGATAAGTTGACTTCTTTACAACAGTCTGTATAATACAGAGATAATTTTATGACAAACATGATTAATAGTTCAATATTCCAGAGTATTAAAGGTGCATTAGCACAAGAAAATAGTAACAACACGGGTCTATCTGAGATCCTTAAGACTGAAGTAGGCAATACCTATACAGTAAGATTATTACCAGCTAAAGATCCTAAGAAGACATTCTTTCATTTCTTTACGCATGGATGGACAAGCTATGCAACAGGTCAGTACGTAGCAGCATTAAGTTTACAAACGTTTGGTGATAGAGATCCTATTGCTGAAGAACGTTACCGTATCTTACGTACTGGTACAGATGCAGAAAAAGAAAAGGCAAAGTCAATTGGTCGTAGTGAAAAGTGGTTAGTTAATGTATTTGTTGTTAACGATCCAAAGACTCCAGAAAATAATGGTAAGGTAAAGATCTTACGTTATGGTAAACAGCTACAAAAGATCATTGAAGATGCTATTCAAGGTGAAGATGCAGATGAATTGGGTGCTCGTATCTTTGATCTTAGTCCAAATGGTGTTAACCTAAAGATTAAGGTTGAAAAGCAAGGTGATTATCCAAGTTATGTTTCATCAAAGTTTAGTATGCCAAGTGCAATACCTGAACTAGATGATGCAAAAGCTGCTAAAATCTATGATAGTGTGTTTGATCTTGATAAAGTGTTTACAGTTAGAAGTGCTGACGAGTTAAAGGGTATGTTAGACGAGCATTTTTACGTAAAGACGGTAAAAGATGATGTAACACCTACAGCTCAACCAGTAGCAGCTACTAATAATGCAGCTCCTGCTAAATCAAGTGACGATGATATCAAGAATTTGTTAGATGGCTTAGACATTAATGCGTAATGGAACCTGATCACAAAGAACTATTAATCGGTTTATTGGGCTCCACTTACGGAGAGATGAAAAAACTGGACGACTCCATAGTGGGGTCGTCCAGCACTCTTGGTAAACGTAGTGAAAAGGTCAGGCAAGAGCTTACTAACGTTATAAAAAATGCTCTTCCTCCACCGGATGTACCAATTTTACAACGTATTAACCCTGCTATTGCTGTAGCAGCTCCAATGCAACCGCAAATAGTTGTTCAACAACCAGTACCGCAACCGGTTATACAACCTGAATATCAGCCAATTGGTGTTAATGCACCTGTTCAACAAGTTTTACCACCTGTAGACCCTAATCAACTTGAGTTTGATCTTGATAAAAGAGCAAATTACGACGATGTAATGAACTATCTATATACAATAACTGATAGACTTAACAAAATTGAAGATAAGATTGATAGACTACTTAAAAACAACGAGTTACCCAAAAAAAAAGTGAACCTCCAACCACAATCAAACAGTGGTTTAGTGCAATCTTGAAGTTATAATAAGGAATGAAGTTACAAATTAAGAATAAGAAGGACTTTATTAGTAATGTCCTTGGACCAATATCAAATCTTAATGATAAGACAATTATTAAGATAGAAAAAGATAAGATCACTAGTTTAACTGCATCCAGTGATGCTACTTTAGTGTTATATTCTGAAACTCAAAGTACTTCTGACTCAGAACGTAGTATAAACATTCCAGATATAAAGAAACTTACAAGAGTACTTGAATGTATTGATGCAGAATCGTTAGACCTTGAAGTAACTGCTAATAATATCAAGTATACGGGTGAAAATTTTAAATTTACTTATCATTTACTTGAAGAAGGTATTATTAAGTTACCTTCCATTAATATTAAGAAGGTAAATGATTTAAAGTTTGATGTGCAGTTTAAAGTAACTGAAGCTAAATTGAGCTCTCTGTTTAAAGGGTCGTCTTTTACTACAGAAACTAACAAATTGTACATATACGTTGAAAATAATAAGATTTGCGGTGAGTTAGGTGATAAGAACAGACAAAACTCAGACAACTTTCAATGTGTGTTAGCAGAAACGTATGAAGGTACTGCATTAACAAAGACGGTACCAGTAAATTTTGATACGTTTAGGTTAATCAATTTTAATAAATGTCAAGATATTGAGTTTGCAGTTAATATATCCTTTGGTGTTATAAAAGTGACACTAAACAGAGACAATACAAAGTTGACATACATAGTATCAGCTTTAATTAATTGATGATTATTGTACTCACAAATACTAACCCTGAAGTAAAAGGGGATGCCATAGCATTAAACACTGATTTTATCGTTTCAATACGTGAAGGTAAAGTGAAAAGAGATGGTGGTGATGAGGAAAAAGCTACATTAGTATTTTGCCCACCACACGGTACGTGGGAAGTTCAAGAATCACTTAAAGATATACTTAAAATGATCAATAAAAAAATTAATTGATTTAAAATTACAAACAAATAATTAATATTATGCAAAAAGAAGCCAAATACGGTGCTAGAGAAAAGAAAGTTTCAAATAAAATTAAAACTGCTGGCTATTTTATTAAACGTTTAAAGGATAGTGGCTTTGTAGTGTTCAAAATGTTTAACGCTTACAGTGATACAGACCCAAGAAGATGGACCGTATTAATAGACCCGGGTATTACATCTGTATACGTCACCTGTTATACAAATAAAAACGAAATTAACGAAACATTATTTGAATTAGATGACGGTGGTCATTTATTTTCTAAAGGTACATTTTTTAAAACAGATAGTATTGAGACAATCATTAGTACTTTAATTCAGAAAGGCGTAAACAACGATGCAAAGAAAAATCCTTTCGGTTCACTTAAATAAGTACATGGCTGATAATAATAAAAAGAATAAAAGTACGCCAAAAAGTAAAAAAGATTTAAAGAAAAAAGCTCAAGCACCACAAACCCCTCCGCAACCCACACCACCAGTGGCATTAGATCAGCCAGACCCTTCAGTAATGAAGGTAATAAGGGATGCATTATTAATTCAAATAACAAACCCTGAAGGTCAATTACGTAGACGTCAAACTGCTAACGAATTAGATGCTATGATTGCTACATGTCAAGAGTTTCTAAAAAGTTTTGTTATATTAGGCTACACTTTTGAAGGTCAACCAGTACAACCTATTGTATTTGCACGTAACCAACAAGAGGCTGACGCTTTAGGCTCATATTTGAGTAAATTTATACAGTCTACAATTAAAGAACAAGAACAAAACGGTAGTTAGTTGTAGAGA